ACCTATCGATTAACAGGCAGCTTAAAAGCCTTATTTACAAGGGCTTTAGGCTATATAATAAATTTACTAGAGCTATTTTTTAGACCTTGCCACTGCCACCCCCCCGTACCCCCGTAGCGTATACAACAGCGACATATTTTGGGAATTTTGCAACCGTAAACCGCACAAGCCTCGTATAATATCAGCGAAACTGTAAACACACTACATATAGTATCAAGTTAAAATAATTCGCTATGTAAAGTATACACCGCTTGCATTAGTTAGGTGGGACTGTTATATTAATACTAACACTTAGTTAAATGTGTAGGAGACCCCTTAATGGAAGACTTAGGTAACGATGCTTTTTTGTTTGAAGATGGCATACCCCTGTGGGTAGACGTAGACCTAGAGGTAGATCAGGACGGAGTTATGAACTTTGTTATTGATCTTACTGTAGATGAATTTGATGAAGTAAGTATAAAGAAGCCAATGTTTGAGATAGTAGAGGAAATGCTCAGTGACCCTAGCGACTATCAAATGTTATATACGATATCAAACGAATTGGTTCGTGAATCTGAGAGACTCAGAGAAAAAGCGCAGCGCATAGAGGACAGTACTAACAACGTATCTGATTTATTTGACGCTGACTATGAACCAACCTGACCTCTTTGGTTGGGATGACGCTACTCTAGATGAGACCTATGATGGAGATAAAAAGCGTTGTTCTGGATGCAGAAAAGTACTACCAATCAGTAGGTTTGGTTTTAACAAGTCTAAGAGCTTGGGGAGAGCCTGTACCTGTAAGAAATGTCTGAAAGAACACGGCTATAAGATGCGGGAGCTACATGCACGGCATAAGCTACCTGCTGACCATACATGTCCTATTTGTGAGAAGAGTTCAGAAGAGTTATATTCACCGGGAATGGGTAATAAGACACCGTTTAGATTAGACCATGACCATGAGACAGGAGACTTCAGAGGCTTTCTCTGTGACTCTTGCAATACAGGATTAGGCAAGTTTAGAGATGATCCTGACCTACTGCTAAAAGCAGTACACTACCTAAAGTCCTCTTCCCCATACTAGTAGGACTTAGAGGCATAGCGGCTATGTCTCCTTATGAGTACTCCTTCAAGTACCAGAGTGGTATAATGAAGGTACACAAATACTAAGGAGAATGGCTGTGTTTAGGAGACTACTAAAGCGCATACAGAAAGCCCAATTGCGTAGAGCAAACTACTGGATGCTACACAATATGTCGGATAAAAGCTTACGGGATATAGGAATAAGACGGGGAGAAATCTATGATAAGATATACTCTGAGTAGAAGGCTACAAGCCTAGTACTATAGTATACGGCCCCGAAGTACACTTCATTATAACATCATAAGTCCAATCCGTCAATTGCTGAGTGTTTAAAAAAACAATTAATAAGGTATTGACCTCACCCCCTATTAAGTGGTAGAATGAAGGGGTAGGTTCAAAAAGGACTAATAACATGAACCTGTACTACATAAGGGCGGCTATACGGGAACGTACAGGCCAAGTCCTGACTTTCGGTAAAATACGAAGACTACTTCTAGAAGAAGGCTTAATATCTCAGAGTGAATTAGACCATAACCCAATGGCTAAAGAGTTTGAGGGCTATGGTAGATATTTTTATACAGAAGAGTGTTCTGTAGATATCCCACCAAACCCTGAGATTTATGTGCCAGAACTTTTAGATGATAGTTTTGATGATGTTGATAATTAATTTCTAAGGAGAGTGTAATGCCTCAAGGCAAGGGTACGTATGGGTCTAAGGTGGGGCGTCCACCTAAAAAGAAGAAACCCAAGATGATGGGTGGCGGTATGGCACACAAGAAGGCCAAGCCTAAAATGATGTACGGTGGAATGGCTAAGAAAAAGAAATAATGTTCTTAGGCGTTATTATGTACTGCTTGTTGCCTAATGATATATTTAGTTGCCGCATGATTGCCCGTACAAACAGTTTATTTGTTTCTATGGAAGAGTGCCAGACCACAGTACAAGAAGAAATGATCGAACTGTCAGAAAGACTACAAGTCTTCTCTCGCGCTCAATGTTTCGAGATAGGACAAAGCATATAGAACAATAGCTAATCTTTCGGGGGGAAGAAATGCTTGTAGAAACTCTGGCAGTCGTATCGGCTGCTAATGCTGCCATAGGTCAGGTTAAAACCCTAATAGGCCACGGCAGAGAGATAAACCAGATGGGAAAGCAGTTAGGTACAATCCTGACTGCGGAAGAGACCCTTAAGGCGCAAGGAGAGCGTAAGAAGGGCAGTCTTTTTTCTAAGGCAATGGGAAAAGACGCTAACTCATTTGAGGAGTTCTTAGAGCTAGATCGCCTTAGAGAGGCAAGACAAGAAATTGAATCCCATATGCGGCTCTACGGAAGACCCGGATTATATGATGCTTGGGTAGAGTTTCAAAGACAGGAACGAATACGTAAACGTGAAGAAGCACAGGAACAGGCAAAAGCGAGAGCATTCTTAGTAGAATTAGCACAGTGGGGCATCGTAGTATCAATATTAGCCGTAAGTATAGGAGGATTAATATGGTACGCCTACACCTACGGCTAGTAAATAAATGCGAATTGTTGAAGTGGATAGAAAGTATATCGTTTATGACGATAAAGGCTACATCGTTATAATAACTACAAGTAAACTGATAGCCCTTGCCCAGATGAAAGATTAACTCAGTATGGCGCGTAGTAGAGCAGAAAAAATTGCAGCCGCAAAGAAAAGACATGGATTTAAGGCTATTAATAAGCCACGCAGGGGTGGGCCTAAGAAGTTTGAAGTGCTGGCTGTAGAGGGGAACGTAGTCAAGAAAATTAATTTTGGCGACCCTAATATGAAGATCAGAAAGAGTAACCCCAAAGCCAGAGCTTCTTTTAGAGCGAGGCATAAGTGTGACACGGCTAAGAGCAAGCTAACCGCTCGTTACTGGTCTTGTAAGAAGTGGTAATAGAATATGTCCCTTGTAGATAATATAAACAAACGCAAAAAGGCGGGTATTTCCCGTCCTAAATCTAAATCAACAATCTCCAGTAAGTCATACTCGAATATGAAGGCTGGTTGGCCTAAAAAGAAAAAGGTCAAGAAAAAAACATGACTGATGAACGCTTGATGCGGATAGAGGATAAGTTGGACAAACTATCCAATGCAGTAGTGACGCTAGCCAGAATGGAAGAGCGAATGATTACGTTGTTTAAGCGTATGGATCATTACGATGATGAACAGAAGATTATGTGGGAAAATGTCAGGAAACTAGACAAACTATCTACTTCCAGAGGACAAAAGCTACACTTTATGGAACGTATCTGGTGGATCGTCCTTACCGCAGCCGTAGGTGCAGGGTTTGTTTATATGAGGACTATGGTATGAAGACTGAAAAAGTATTAACCGAAAAGCAGACGCTGTTTCTAGAAGCCCTGATGTCGGAAGAGTGCAGGGGTAATCTACGAAAAGCTATGGACGCTGCGGGATACGCTAAGGAAACAACTGTATCCTCTGTAGTGTCTTCTCTTAAAGAAGAAATAAACGACAAGGCTTCTATGACGCTGGCTATGAATGCACCTAAAGCGGCATGGGGAATGGTAGATGTTCTTAATGATCCTAGTTCAATGGGTGCTAGGAATACAGTCTCTGCGGCTAGAGAGATACTAGACCGTACTGGACTGATTAAGAAGGAACAGGTTGAAGTTAAAAACACAGGCGGGGCAATGTTTATTCTGCCACCGAAGAGCGAAGATTGACTATCTGGTTAGATAAAAACAGACCAAATAAAACTGCTAAGATACCCTACGCTTACAAGGAGTCTGACACTGACCCACTCGTACTTGTAGCCGACCAAGAGAAGGCTGTTTTAGTTGAAGAGGCACTGGACTATCTTGAAGAGGGACACTCTAGCCGTAAGACCGCTGAGTGGCTTACTTCCAAGACAGGGGATAAGATTAGTCACCAAGGTCTTATACATATATGGAAGGCTAGGCGGGGTAAGGACAGCGATAATCCATCTAAACGCCTAAAGGATATGGCTAAGGCTAACAGAAAGAAAAAGCCTAAGACAGCCGCAGAAAAGAAACTGAGTGTAGCCAAGCGTAAGCAGACAGACGCTAAACGCAGACTAACAATGGCAAAAAGGCAATTAGAAGAACTACAGCCTACTCAAGAATTAAATACGGAAAAGCTAGACTTCTCTGTTATTGAGAGTGAAAAGCAAAAGAAGGAAGTAGTCTTTGCGCCAAACGAGGGGCCACAGACAGAGTTCCTAGCTGCATCCGAAAGAGAAGTACTGTACGGGGGAGCCGCTGGTGGAGGTAAATCATTTGGGCTACTTGCTGATCCAATGCGGTACTTTAGCAATCCTAATTTTAATGGGCTTATTCTAAGGAGGACTAATGACGAACTTCGGGAGCTTATATGGAAAAGCCAAGAGCTTTATCCAAAAGCCTTTCAGGGTGCTAAATGGGCTGAAAAGAAATCTCAGTGGACTTTTCCTTCGGGTGCAAAGCTATGGCTTACGTATCTGGAAAGGGATCAAGACGTTTTACGATACCAAGGTCAAGCGTTCTCGTATGTAGCCTTTGATGAGTTAACCCAGTATCCTACTCCCTTCGCGTTCAATTATATGCGCTCTCGACTTCGTACTACAGACCCTGACTTACCTATTTACATT